CAGGCTTCAACAGTCGTGAACGGCGCTCCTATTCGCTGAAGGAATCTCTTGCCCAACGAAGATTCAACAAGCCGTATGCGGATCTTACCGGACAGGAACGTGACGCTCTTCGCCAAGAGAACCCAGAGATGTTTAGGCTTGCCGAAGAAGAACTAAAGAAGCGCGCTAAGTACGATCCCTCAGCGCAGTCGGCAGTCAAGGCGAATGAGATAAATAGCGAAAGGATCTCAAAGGAGTCACAGCTACAGAGTAAGTATTCGGAAGGGCTGATTGAGCCTAAACAGTTCAGGGAGGCTATGTCCGCCCTATCGCTCGAAGCAGCTACTAAGAGGGAGGTGATCCGGGGAGACACTGGAGAGCCAGCACCGGATGATGCACTTGGGCGCTATTACCAGACATTCAGGGATGCAGAGATCGCGCCTGGCGTCATTGACTGGAATCTTCAGGACAAGCTAGAGGCAGAGTTGCGCTCATCACTAACTGCCGATCAACTGCGGCACATTGATGAGCGTAGTGGGGCTGAACACCCGCCAGAGGTTCAGTGGTACTTCAATAATAAGAAAATTATTAGCGAATCAGGCTACTGGTCATCGCTAGACGCAGCCTTTAATAGCAGAGTGGGTAGGTTTGCTCGCTCTGCTGGGTTCCGATCTTATCAGGAGTTGGAAACAGCCCTGAAGCGATCCGAGTCACAAGGGAATGTCTCTGCCTCAAGGAAGTTGCAATCCTTCATTGACAGCGTGAGGCGTGAGTCTGATAATAATCGAAGACAATTGCGAACGGCTAATCCAGCCCTAGATAACGCGCTACTCCAGAATGGATATGTAACTGTACCTATTCTCGGTTAGCCCGCTTTCAGAACTCGCCGCAAGGCCAGTAGGAGAATAAATGTCCGATATTGATATCCTTGAGCAGCAGATTGATGCCGATGATGTTCCGGAGAATCAGGACGCCAATACCCTCGGCGATACTGATGTTGACGGAGCAGTTGATGTAGATGGGTTTACTGCATCGGAAGAATCTCCTGAAGTAGAGGATGCTCTAAGCGACGTTGATGCCCTAATCGCCCGCCTGACAGAAGTCGAAGGTCGCACCCGAGACGTTGATGTTGTGAAGCACCGAGTCAACAGTGAGTTGAACCGCCTTCAAAACATCCAGTCCCGTGTCGATAAATTGGCTCAGGATGCCGAGAATACGGCTTCTGTTGACCGAGTTGGTCAACTGGAGTCAATGATTACGGAACTTTCAGGCGTGATTATGTCCTCGGACATTGTGGATGATTCCCTGAAGTTGTCAATGAAGGAACGGGAGCTGGAACGACGGCTTAAGTCCATCGAACACAGCAATACACCAGCACCAGTAGAGCAATCTACTGAAATGGATCCGTCCACTAAGCAACTATGGGATGACGCCACTAACTTTGTCTCGGAACGTGCTAGCGCGGCTAATATTAACCCCAGTACTATCCCGCAACACGTCTGGACAACTGGAGCTGGCCTTGGGAGTCCAGCGCGAGCAGCAGACTACGTTCTTGCCTGGCTAAACTCGCAAAACGAGGATGCTGGGAAAGTTGAGCAGATTGCTGCAAAAAAGCGTGCAGCCGGAAACGGTACACCGCAGCGCAGTGGACAGAATCAATCTATCGAAAGCCTCATTCAAGCCTATGGCGAGGGTGGGGACATTACCGTTACTGAAAAGCGGCGTGTGATGGAACATCTAGGACTATAAAAGCAATAGGAGAACTACGTGGCTACCACTGGTAACACGACTACTACAGCACTCTCCGACAGTCTTCCGACTATCATTGCCGCTGCTCGCATTGTTCGCGAGTATGAGGGAACGATGACTTCAAGCTCTGTCGTTGACAAGGTTACGCTCAAAGCAAACTCTGGCATTGGTTGGAATGAGATCCGCCTCGATAAGTTGACGGCACAGGGCGTCACTGAAGCGACGGTTCTCAACAACCCTCAGCAGATGGAAGATACCCTTCTGACGCTGACGCCAACAGTTGCTGGTATTCATACGGTTATTACTGACCGTGTGCGACGGCGACTGTCCTCGAACGTGCTCGCAAAGATTGGCTCGTTGGGCCAGAACGCGATGCAGCGTAAGAAGGACGTTGACGGTCTTACGCAGTTGGATTCGTTCTCAGTTTCACTTGGTGGAGCCGGTACGACCCTTACTGTCGGCATCGTCTCGGCTGCTGTTTCTCGAATCTTTGGTAACACGACTGAGCCTGCCCCTCCCGGCAATGTCTCTATCGTTTTGCATCCGTTCCAGATCAAAGATATCCAAGATCAGCTCACGACCGGTATCGCTACCACGGCTGCCGAGGGAGCCGCTGGAATTAGTGATGGTCTGACTGCTGAGATTGTCAGAAACGGATTCTCGGGTACGTTGTTCAATGGCAATGTCTTCGCCGATGGCAACATCAGCATTGATACCAATGACGACGCTAAGGGTGGTGTATTCCACCAGCAAGCCATCGTTCTCGTTGAGGGGCACTCGGTACTGGCCGAGACTCGTCGCCGTCCAGACATCGGTGGTGGTGCTGACGAAGTGTTTATGTACGATGAGTACATCTTCGGTGAGCGCCGCGATGAGTGGGGCTACGAGATCTTCACTGACGCTACCGCGCCAACCTCTTAATAGAGTACGAAAGGAGATATACAAATGGCCGCTGAAAGCCGAACTACGACTTTCCACATCAATACGCTTGCGAACTCTGCTACTCGTTCATTCTTTGTTACTGTGCCTGACGCTACCCGCGTCTTGAGCATGTTTGCAGTGTCTGAGTCTGCGATTGCAGCGCACGCGACTACCGTTCTGAAGTTTGAAGTCATTGATGGTTCTACCACAATTGGTCGTATCACTAATGACTCAGACGAGACTAGCGTTGCTGCTACTCCGGGTGTTGTCGGGATTAATTCCGCAGCATATGTTGCGGAGACTACGCGGGACTTGTCGTTTGAATCAGCAACCACAACTGGCGCATTGCCAGTAGCCGCTAGCGGCGTGCTGGAGCTTATCGTCAGCAACGATACCGGGGGTGCTGTCACCGACACCATCTACGGCATCGAGTGGCTGGTTAGTAAGTAATATGAGCGAACTGACTGCCGCCGCATCCATCATCCATAAGGATGAGCCCGCTATACGGTTAGAGGAACTAAATGTTCCTGGAACGATAGGGCGGGAGATGCGGCGGCGTCAGTTCATTCATGTTGTTAGAGATGATGAGCGTGCCGTTTGGTCAGAAGACCTTGGCCCGTCTGACTCCTTTAATTCACCAGAGTTTTCGATTCCCTCACTAATGGAGCATACAGTTGCAGAACTGTTGGAGATGGCTGAGAAACTTCGCGATTCACCTGCGGGACACGACCGGCTTGTAGAATTGGGTGAATCAAGTAGTCTCATTGAAGATGCAATACAACAGGCTGAAGAGAGTACGCTGAGGGCGCGCCGTACAAGTGTGAATGGCCCGTCTGTCACCGTACAAAGGAGTTAGCTGATAATGGTCGCTGAGAACGCTATTGCCGGTGCTGCCGCCGATGCTATCACCGATGCGATGAAGTCCGGTGGGCTAGATCGCGTCATCGTCAACAACGACGAATACTCAATGACCTATACTGGTGCTACTCGTGACGGCCAAGATGCCGATGAGTTCGCATATGTCATTTCTATGCTTGATGGGAGCACTTCTCGCGTACTGAAGCACAAGCTGAGCGAGGTATTGCGTAAGCGATCCGCCAATGGCGCTCCTAAGTTCTGGATTGACGGGATGCCAGGCACTCCACCCAAGCAGGACGCCGGTGTACTAAAGTGCCTATTGCACGCAGAGCACAGCAACCGTGAATGGATCGACAAGTCTGGTCTTACTGGACGAACGTGCCCCAAGTCCAACCTGAAGTCAGAGTTTGATGTTGAAAACCACATGCTTCACCGACACCCGCAGGAAGCGCGTCTAATCAATACAGCCCTTGAGCGTGAACGCAATGCTGAATCACGTGAGCTGGCCCGTCTCCAGATTGAAGCAATGCGAGCACCGCAGGCTGCGCGACGTGGACGCCCGCCGAAGACTGAGGAATAAAATATGGCTGGACAGACTGGGATTGTTAATACCTATACGCATACCGCAGTAGCGGTGGGCACCGGATCTACAGCGGTTCTTGCCGCTAATGGAAACGCAGCGTATCGACTCTTTATTAATGATAGCGACACTGCCGTCTATATCAATCTAGGCGGTACCGCTGTAGCCAACACGGGGATTCGCCTTAACTCGGGTGGCGGTTCATACGAGATGTCAGCTCATTCAGGAAACCTCTTCACTGGTGCTGTGACCGGAATCCAAGCTGACTCCGGTACCAAACTCGTACTTGTGAGTGAGGCAAGCGCCTAATGTCCCTTACCGGAGCGGCGCTTCTTAGCGGGCTATCCGGCTTTATTGGTGATGACTTCACTGGTACGACTACATCTACAGGCTCAACAGCGGGAGATGTCCTTGTTGACACCGCCCTGAGTGCTCATGGTGAAGACTCGATCCGTGATTACTACATTAGAATCACAGCGGCGGGCACTAACCAATATCTTGTTAGGCGCATTAGCCAGTTAACTTCGTCTACAGGCACGGTGACTGTAGTTCCGCCATTCCCGGCTCAGGTTGCTTCTGGAGTAGCCTACGAGATGCACCGGTATGACCCGCGTGAGAAGTTTGCATGTTTGGATGAGGGACGCCTACGGGCATACCCTCATATTGCCCAGATTGTATTCGATGAGTCATTGACAGGTGATTCATACAGTCGTGAGTTTGATATTCCCGCAAGCGTTCGCAAGGGGCCGGTATACGCCTTCATCGAACGACCAATGGGTTCGTCTTCGCAGTGGAACTTCATTACCAACCCGGAATTTGACACACTAACTGGGTGGACGGCTGCGACTGTTACAGCATCACTGTATAGCCAGCAGAGTGCAGACCTCATTGTCCCTAAGTATGGCAATACCTGCACTCGTATTCTCGTCAATGGAAGTACGACGGGAATCTACAGCCAGCCAGTAGCGTCTATGGCGAATGGGATCACCGCAGCTCTCAGCGCGGGGCGGAAGATGACTCTGGGTATGTGGGTTTATAACGCCACTGCCACCACGACCACTAGGATTTTCATCCAAGATGACGGCACCACGCACTACAGCGCTACGCATGGCGGGGCAGGGTGGGAGTTACTTACA